CTGACCAATTCCTATTCTGTCAACAAAATAATTATTTTCTTGACGTAAATAGCCTAAGTCACTATTATTAAAGTAACAAAAGGTCAACTAAAGCACATGCAACCAAGTATTATCTGAAGAATTAGTGTATTTGGCTTTATTTCTTTGATTTTTTGTCTATTATTTAACAGGAAACTATATGTTTGAAGCATTTGTACTCGTTTGTTTGTGGGGTCAGCCTACTTTAAACAATAATTGTGAAGAATTAGTTGACACACGAGGTCCATACATGACTCATGACGAGTGTTTGGCACGAGTTTACGAGATACAATCAGAATTATATACCTATAGACCTGAAATGCAAGCACGAGCATACCGTTGTGACAAGTTTACTCCCAAAACAAAGAAGCAAAGAACGTGAAATAAGTCCTCAACAAGAGGAGTTTCTCGAAAATCTCTTTGAAAATGGTGGCAATGTAACTGATGCAGCCCTAAAAGCAGGATATGCAAAGGGATCAGTGACGTGGCTACGCAATAGTTTAGCAGATGAGATCATAAGACGCACACAAAACGTGTTGTCTATGAACGCATTTAAGGCTGCAACACGTCTTGTAACAACAATAGACAACCCAGTGCCTGAAAGAGGAGACGACCTACGCTTCAGGGCTGCAGAATCGCTGTTAAACAGGGTTGGTCTAGGAAAACAAGAAACAACTAACGTAAATGTGCAGGCTGTACACGGCATTGTACTACTTCCACCCAAGAAAGGGGTAACTATCGATGGCTAAATTACCAGAATTTTTAAAAAAAAGTCCTGATCTAAAAGATAAGGTCATAACTATAGAAGATGAACTTAAAAAAAGTATAAAAAAACAGAAGCCGGGGAGATTACCTGACTTTTTGAAACCCGGTAAAAAATACTCAGAAAACGTTTTGGTTAGAAAGCCTGATACCACTACAATATAATGGCAAACGCACCGAAGCGTGGTCGACCAAAGAAAGATCCCAACGCTCCCAAACAAAGATATAACTATTCCTCTGCAGTCAAAGCTCGTAAGCAAACACAACGTAGACTTACTGAAGCAAAGAAACGAGCAGCAAAGGTAACAAAGCAAGCAGAAAGTAAAAGACGCTATGCCAGAAAACTCGAAGAAAAAATCACGAAAGTCGACAAAGCACTCAATCAAGACACGACTGCTGTTATCGATAAAACGGATCTGCAAGAGTTGCCAGACGTTGTTGAGCAACTGGTGGATGGGCGTGAAATTATTTTTCAGCCAAACGAAGGTCCTCAAGAAGAGTTTCTTTCCTCAAGTGAAAGAGATGTTCTGTACGGTGGCTCAGCAGGTGGGGGAAAAAGCTTTGCACTTCTCGCAGACCCTCTTAGGTATTGCCACAATAGCAATCATCGTGGGCTTCTTCTTAGGCGTACTCTGGATGAGCTAACAGAACTTATAGATAAATCTCGACAACTTTATCCCAAAGCTTTCCCCGGTGCAAGGTTTAGGGAGTCAAAGTCAACATGGCACTTTCCATCAGGTGCAACAATTTGGTTTACGTATCTTGACAAAGACAAAGACGTAACACGATTTCAGGGTCAGTCGTTTAATTGGATAGGCATTGATGAGATAACCCAATATCCCTCGCCTTACGTTTGGGATTATCTCCGTTCACGACTAAGAGCAACTGATCCTGAACTGCAACAAAATCTGTACATGCGTTGTACAGCAAACCCCGGAGGAGTCGGAGGTTGGTGGGTCAAGAAGATGTACATCGATCCATCAGAACACAACTCGACTTTTCCTGCAGTAGATATTGAAACAGGCAAACCTTTCTTGTGGCCCAAAGGTCACGAAAAGGAGGGCGAGCCACTTTTTTATCGTAGGTTCATCCCTGCACGTTTGACCGACAATCCATACTTGTTGGCTGATGGACAATACGAAGCGATGTTAAGATCACTACCTGAAGTCGAGCGTAAGCGACTTCTTGAGGGTGACTGGGAAGTGACAGAGGGTGCAGCCTTCCCTGAATTTAGTAGGAGTAAACATGTTACACCGAGTTTCGAGCTTCCACCGAATTTCCCCAGAATACGTGCCGCTGACTATGGGTATGCGAGTCCTTCTTGTGTCCTGTGGGGTGCTATTGACTGGGATAACAATATATGGGTTTATCGTGAACTGTACGTAAAACAGTTGACAGCAGAACAACTGGCAGATAGAATACTACAAGTAGAACAAGAAGATCCGACACCACACTATACAGTGTTAGACTCATCATGTTGGAACAAGACAGGGTTCGGCCCATCAATAGCAGAGACAATGATGAGATGTGGTGTGAGGTGGACACCATCAGACAGAAACAGACTTCAAGGTAAAATGGAAGTACATCGTAGGCTTGCTGATGATCCAAGAACAGAAGAACCTAGACTACGAATATTTCCGAACTGTGTTAACCTTATCAAACAACTATCAGGTATACCTCTTAGCAAAACAAATGCAGAAGATGTGGACACAAAGGCAGAAGATCACGCATACGATGCACTGCGATATATGCTAATGACAAGGATGACAGGATATGTGTCGATTCATAAAACGCTTGGTAGTATCAAGAATCAAGTCTACCAAACACACGATCAAACATTTGGGTATTAACAAATGGTAAAATTAGATAAAGATATTAAGATAAAAGATGTTTTAGATCTTCAAGGTGTAAAAACATATAAAAGTAAAAAAACTGGAGAAATAAAACAAAGAAAATTTGACTCTTTAATAAACGCTTTAAAAAGCGTAAACGTATCTGTTGACGATAAAATTTCTGTGCTAGATGATAATGCAGTTCTAAAAAAAATAGGAGAGTTAGAAAAGCCTGAAGATGCTTTTACAAAACTAACAGCCATTGAAAATAGTTTACGCAAAGTTTATGATATAGAAGATGCAAAAACGTATCCATTTACAAGAAAACTTTTTGGAAGTGGAAGTGTGTCTAGAAATTTAGACATACCGGGTGCAGATCAAGCAAGAAGAAAAAAAATATTAAATGTACCCTCAGTAAAAAACATTAATAAAGCAATACATCAAGCCACTTTATTATTAGTTGGACAAGAGAAGTTTGAAGAAGCTGCCCTTTTACAAATAAAACATCATACTGGTTTAAGAACTGCTGATATATATAATTTAAGCACAGGAGGATTGGCTTTACCGGGTGCTGAATATGGACACGTAACAAAAGGATCGCCTAAATTAATACAAATAAGTAACAAAGGTGTGCCAATAAATTATCAATTACCCTCTATGCCAAATGGAATTATTCAATCTTTGGCAAATAAAGTTAATCCAAAAGACGATAAAAATAACGTAAGATTGTTTTCAAAAAGTTTAAACACATTAAACGAAAATATTAATAGCACTGTTAATAGAACTTTTAAAAGAAATGATTTAAAGATATTTGATGAAAGAACAGGGGGAGAAGTAAAATTTACTTTGGGTGTTTTACGTAAAAATGTATTTACTGCTATACTTAATGAAAATGATTTATCTTCTGCAAAAAGAGTTTTAGGACACTCTATAGCAGGTGACGTTAGTTTATCTCACTACGAAGTTACTAGACAAGATGCAGAAATGCCACCTCAAGTAAAAGCTGCTGAAAGATTTAATTCTAGTTATTTAGCCGATATAGGTCAATCAAATCCACAAAAAGTTTTTGGAAAAAACTATAAATTTGACAAAGCATTTTTCTCTGCATCACCCCCTGTAAAATTTAAAACGACTAATCCAGTAGATGAAATTCTAGAAGATGTAACTTTAGACGTAGATAAAAAAGAAGTAGGAATTGGTCAAAGCATAGATAAAATTGAAAAAGATGTAGATAAAAGCATTAAAAGAGTTGGTGCTAAAATAGATGAATTGGGTCAGCTTCAACAAAAATTAGATGACATAACTGGCAAAGGAAAAAAACAAGCACCTAAGTTCAATGAAGATATGATCACTGAACATAAAGATAAAGTAAACGACTTAAATAAAAAATCAAAGGGTAATTTACTATTATCTACTGCAATAATATTAGGCACAGGTAATAAAGATGCTATATCACAACTCTTTGATGATCCTACTGAAACAATAAAAGACATAGCAATAGACACTGCAGCCACAGCACTATTAGGTCCTACAGGTGGACTCGCAGTTGTTGAAGCCTTACGACCATCTCCTGCTCAAGCAGCAGAAAGAAAAGGAGATGAAAGACCTGCAACTCAAGAAGAACTAATGCGACCAGTAGAAAAAGAAGCATTAGAAGGAGTTGCAGATGACGAAAGAGCCATCCAAGAGCAAATGAATATTACTCAAATGGGTGAAGATTTCAGACGAGAAGCTGAAAGAAAGAGCCAACTTACGTTGGAAGATCAAATGCAAATGTTACAACAAGGGAGATAGCAATGGCAGAAAATCTTAATCAAGGTGCAGCCTACATCATGGGTTCAGACAAAGTATCAGTTGATGATGCTCAAGGTTCTGATAAATTATACAGAGAAGGTCTTGAGTTTACAACAGAGACTAACCCAGATGTGCTGACACAAGATATGCCAAAGAAGCAAAGCAAACCTACAGTGGAAGCTTCTTTTAATACAATGGCTGAAGATAGAAACTACTTCTAATTAAGGTATATATCAATGGCTGATAATTTCTTGCAACCACCTGATGATACCATAGCTCCGATAGAGAATCCTCAAGAAGAGTTAAAAGGTATAGTTGGTTATGTAAAAGACAAGTTTCAAAGTGCAGAGGATGGTCGATATACTCACGAACAACGTTGGCTCAAAGCTTACAAAAACTTCAGAGGTATATATGATTCCACAACTCAGTACAGAGATTCTGAACGCTCACGAGTATTCTTGAGAATAACAAAGACGAAAGTGCTTGCAGCTTTTGGACAAATAACTGACATTCTTTTTGCAAACAAAAAGTTTCCAATAGTTGTAGAGCCTACTCCTGTGCCTGAAGGTATAGCAGAGTTTGCTCACATGGAAACACCGTTAGATCAAATGCAAAAGCCTTTAGATCCATATGGTTTTCCGGGGGATGGCAGAAATGTTCAACCCGGAGCTATGGATTTTTTGGGTGGTTTACAAGATAAATATGAAGGAACACCTCTTGCAGAAGGTCCTGCAAAAATAGGTGAACCCCAAATAAGTCCTGCACAAGAAGCAGCGATGAATATGGAAAAAGAAATACATGATCAGCTTACTGATACAGGTGCTGTAAACGTATTACGAACTGCTATATTTGAACAAATACTTCTTGGAACAGGTGTGATCAAAGGCCCTATGTTAAAGAGTAAACGTTTACACAGATGGACTAGAGATGATATGGGTCAACGTGTCTACACTCCTAGTGAGATGATTTGTCCTGAAATAGAAGCAGTATCGTGTTGGGATTTTTTTCCAGATCCATCAGCCATAAAGTCTGAAGATTGTGAATACGTTATCCAACGACACAGGATGAACAGACAACAATTACGTAACTTAGCTAACTATCCGTATTTTAACATAGAAGCCATAGATAACGTAATAGCACTAGGTCCTAACTATGAAGATAAATATTACGAAGATACTATTCGTGATGACGAAACAGAGCCAAACTACAATAAGAATAGATATGAAGTGCTAGAATACTGGGGTATCATGGATAAGTCATTTATCGATGGTGCAGGTGGTCTTATAGATCAAGACATAAGCAGTATGGATCAACTACAGGTAAATGTTTGGGTATGTGGTAATGAGGTAATAAGATTTGTTCTTAACCCATTTACACCTGCAAGAATACCATTTCATGTATTTCCATATGAAATAAATCCGTATCAAATATTTGGTACAGGTGTTCCAGAGAATATGGAAGATGCACAGTTACTTATGAATGGTCACATGAGAATGGCTATAGATAACTTAGCGTTAGCAGGTAATCTTGTATTTGATGTAGACGAAGCAAGTTTAGTACCGGGTCAAAACATGGATATATTCCCCGGTAAGATATTTAGACGACAGTCTGGTGTAACAGGCACAGCTATAAATGGATTAAAGTTTCCAAACACTGCACCTGAAAACATTCAAATGTATCAACTATCACGACAACTTGCAGATGAAGAGACAGGTATACCATCCATAATGCACGGACAAACAGGAGTTAGTGGCACAGGCAGAACTGCAGCAGGACTCTCAATGTTGATGGGTGGTGCAAATCTTTCGATGAAAACAGTAATAAAGAACATAGACGACTATCTTCTCAAACCTTTAGGAGAAGCATACTTTCAGTGGAACATGCAGTTTAATGATGACTCCCCTGATATAATAGGGGATTTAGAAATCAAACCACGAGGAACTGCAGCAGTTATGCAAAAAGAAGTACGCAGTCAACGTTTGACAGCATTGCTACAGACTACTATGAATCCTATGCTTGCACCTTTTGTAAAGATACCTAATCTGATTAGAGAGTTAGCGATAGCACAGGATATAGACCCTGATAGTCTCGTGAATGATGAAAATCAAGCAAAAGTATTTGCTGAAATATTAAGAGGTCTAAATGAATTACAACAAACTGAAACCCCTAATCAACAACCCAACAGCGTGGCAGGCTCTGGAGGATTGGATCAAGCACCAACAGGACTTGGTGTACAAGGGAATGGTAGTGGCAACATCGGAGTTGGAGCTACGCCAGTTGCAGGGGAAAGCAGTTTTACTGGAAACACTCCTATCCCTGAAGAACAATAAGAGCATGTAATGGCTATACCAGATCTTCCTGAAATAAAAACTGATATAAATAAAAGAAGTAAAAAAAATCAGATACAACTTTTTGGCACAAAAAAGAAAACAAGTGCTGATAAAGTGTTGGAAGAACTGCGTAATGCAAACGTGCCTGCTATACTCATAAAGTTACCAAATGAACAAGTAGGTGTTTTTAATTTAGCTACTAATAAATATGAATACAAAGGTGATATAGAGACTGAATCAACAACTGTCCGAAGTAACGTTGAAGATCTAAAAGATTTTGCTTTCATAAAAAACTTAGAACAAACAGACACGTCACAAAAATTACAAACATCTGACGATGCTGATGAAACTTACATGACACTAGACTTTGATGTCATATCAACCGAAGATATATTTGGTAAAGGCACACGTTACGAACCTGATATTTATGACGATAGAGTTATGAGATTAGCAAGACAAGAACAGATGACTGATTTAGATGTTATACCTGTAGATACTTTTGGTGATTACAGAAGTGCTGACTATGTTCCAAACACTGATTTTCCAAGACGATCAACATTTGAAGAATTAAATCCCAATCTTAGAGGTGCAAATCCTGATGATCCACTCATAACACGAATAGGAGACAGGTTACAAAAATTGTATTCTTTAGAAACTATACGTGGACAATCTCCAGTTTCAGGTTCTATCGTTGCTACTGGACAACCTGTATTATCTGGAACAATGGCTTTAAGCATGGGTTTAGGTATGTCTGAAATTTTTTCTGGAGTTGGAAATCAATTTTTGGGCATGCAAGAAGATCAAGCTATGAAAGCAGCAGAGGGTGTACCCGGATATACAGCGTTTACTGCCATAGACTTAGGAACAGGTAGACCTGTAGATATAACTGCTAAGCCGGGAGTCGGTGGCACTGTTACTACTAATCTAGACGTACAAGGTCCTTTAGCTCTAGATGGAAAAGTGTTTTATTCTCCACTTGAAGCAGCACGGTATGCAGCGGCAAATGGTCTAGTTAGTGAATATTCTTTACGAATGTATGGTGATATTGATTACCTTATGGAAGATCAAGCTAAAAAAAATTTAGCAAAACAACAAGTTCAGGTTGATCCAACACGAGGTATGGGAGACTACAATCCAGATGACGGCAGTGTTAATTTAGGAGCAGGTTTAAAGGGAGACGTGAGAGGTATTGCTTTAGCTGATGATGGAACACTAGCACTTAAAACTGGTGCAAGTGGATTTATAATGAGTGGTGGTGAGATGGCGAAGGTGTCTCAGGGCATAGGATTTAGTGGTCTTAGAGGTGGCATAGGCACAAAAAGTTTAAGTGAATTAAGTTCTGCTGAAGCAAAAGGACTTCTTGAAAGAATAGAATCAGGAGAAATAACATCCACACCCAAAACAACTGCAGCTCTTCAAACATTTGTTGGTGAGGATATAGTTCCAGATTTTATCCCAGATTACACATACGGAGATTATACAGTTCCCAACATTCCTCGTTCACCTATAACAGAAATAGGATTCACAGATGTGACAGGATCTATGGCAGGGCGTTTTCAAGAGGGAGAATCTGGTGTTATATATGGTGATGGAGACAGATTTAGTGAAACATTAGACACTGATGTTTACAGCGAAGGTTTTACTGAAGAAATTAGTTTTGATCCTCCTGCATCTCAACCACCTGATCCGTTTTTTGATCAGTCTGATGTTGGTATTACTACACCAGAACCTGTATTTGCACCTGATCCATTTTTTGACAGTTCTAATAATGACAATGAAGGATCTGGTGAAACCAGTGTTGATAGTTATGATGCAAGCACAGATATGGGATTTGGAACTGCAGAAGGTGGTCGCATAGGTAAACAAGAGGGCGGCACAAGCGTAAAACCTGTATCACAAATAATACAAGGAGCAGGATTTATTGCACCACAACAAAACGCTACAGATGAACAAACTATTGCAGATGATATACCGATGGAAGCAGAAGAAGGTGACTTTATAATAAACGCACCTGCTGCTGAATTTGCAGGTAGACAAGATATTGTAGACATGATTCTTGAAGCTATTCAAAGTTTAAAAGAAAAAGGTATTGACATTCAGTACGGAAATCCTAAAATACCAGTAAAGAACAGTGTACAACTCGCTGTTTCTAGAAACGAAGTTTACATTCCTAAAATCATAGCAGAAGAGATAGGCTATGACAAATTAGAAAAAATAAATAATCGTGGTAAACGTGAAGTAGAGCGTAGACAACAAGAGTCACAAAGACAAGCAAATCGTGGTGGCTTTGTAAGAAAAGCAGAGGGTGACGTTGTTAAAGATGAGTCTAGCATTGTGGGTACTGATGATAGTAGCTTTTTACAAGATCTTGGTAAGTTTGTCGTTGACGAGTTAGGTGATAAAATAAAAGGTTTCTTATCTCCAAAAGAAGAACCTAAACCAGTAAAAGAACAAGAGAAACAAGATTTAAAAAAGGAAGAGAAGTTTCCTGAAGCACCACCACCAAAAGACTTAAGATTCTTTGGAGAAAAATATCCACTTTTAGTGCAGGCACTTGAAAGAGTAGAAACAGGTGACGTATCAAAAGATGTTCAAACAACAGAGAAGTTTAAAAACAATCCGTATAGATTTACTCAAGTAACAATCAAAGGTCCTAAAGGTTCTTCAGCGTTTGGATTAAGACAATTAACTTACACAGCAATGGAAGACATGGTAAAAAAGTATGGAAGTACTTTAACACCTTCAGAAATGAAATACGCTAGAGAGTTTATTGATATGGGTAAACAACGAATTAATTTAGAAAATACAAGAAAGAGAAAACGACCATTTGTCTATGAAGGTCCTGACGACAACAGAGTTAAAATATTTGCAGACGATAAAGCACGAAAGTTAGGTATGTCAAAAAGAGAATACATAAGAAGATTATCACCTCTTGGTGAAGGATTAATACCTATAGCTGCTCACAAGAAACATTACAATACTTTTGCAGATTTATTTTTTACAGATAAATTAAAACGTGGAAAAAGTTTAGAGGACAGCATAGGTGCATACTACGGTGGTAAAGATTTACAAAAAAGAAGAAACTACGTTGACAAGTTTAAGAAAGCATTAGGCAGAGTTAAGATGGGAGTTAAGCCTGTACCTATAGATATGCCAATGCCTAAACCAGAAGAGATTCAGGCTAGACCTGATGCAGAATCATTTTTAGCACCTCCTAATAGAGTGTGATAAAAAAGATTTCGTCAGCTACCCACACATGTGGCCCTGACAGACCGAAGCAGCTACCCACAGCCAGTGGCACTGCAAGATGAGGTAAAAAACTATGGCAAAACAAGTAAAAGGCGTAAGAGCTAATAAACCAAATGATTCTTTTGGCACTATAAATGAACCTAATCTATATCGAGGTAAGTATCGTGAAGATGTTTACAAAGATGATGAGGAGCAACAAGAAGAGCAAGAAGCAGAACAAACCGAAACGGACACTTCGCAAGAAGCCACTCCAAAGGGTGATAGTTTTGTGGATACAAAAGAAGAAGATGGAACTGTCTACAAAAAACGTTATGATGATTTAAAAAAACATTATGACAAGAAACTGGAAGAGTGGAAAACAGAGCGTGAAGCTTTGGAAGCTGCTAACAAAGTTTCGGATACTGGAGTGCAAATACCAACAACTCCTGACGAAATATTGGAGTTTAGACAAAAGTATCCAGATGTGTACAAAGTTGTTGAGTCTGTTGCATCTATGCAAGCAGAACAAAGAGCAGGAGATCTTCGTGGTGAGATTGACTCTCTTAAAAAGCGAGAAGAAGATTTAATTGTTCAAAACGCTTACAAAGAACTTACTACATTACATCCTGATTTTCAAGAAATCAAGACTGATGAGAAGTTTTTACAGTGGCTAGATGAACAACCACAATCAATATCTGATGGCATATATAAAAACAACAAAGACGCAAGGTGGGCAAGTAGAGTATTAGATCTATATAAAGCCGATGTTGGTATGACAAAAGAGCCGAGAAAAACTAAAAAGAGTGCGGCTGAAGCAGTAAAATCTACTAAAGCAAAAGAAATTACTACTGACGCAAATGCAAACAAAAAAGTTTGGAAAGGTTCTGACATCGCCAGACTTAAACCGTGGGAGTTCGAGAAGGTAGAAGCCGAGATCGACTTAGCACGGCAAGAAGGGCGAATTGACATGAACAGCTAAAACCTCAAAAAAGGAGAGAGAAAATGGCTTTCGGAACTGCTGCAGGATATGGAAACTTACCGTCAGGTAATTTCGCTCCTCAGATATTTAGCCAAAAAGTTCTCAAGTTCTTCAGACGTGCTTCG